CATCCTCCAAGCCCACCGCGCCGTCCTTCATAACCGTCAGCATCGCCGCGCCGGAATCGCCAAATATCTTCATCGCCAATTGCGCTTTGATAGCAGGATTTTCTATCGATCCGATTTTATCGGCGATCAAGGCGAATTGTTTATCGGGGGCCATCGTCACAAGGGCTTGTGCATCTATTCCCATCGCCACGAACGCTTTCTGGGCCTTGCCTAAACCCATAGAAGCATCGGCGACATTTTTGACCATCGTGAACATGGAACCGTTGAATGCCTCGGTATTGACACCCGCAAGCGAGGCCGCAAATTGCAATTGCGAAAGTTTTTCAGTGCTGATACCGAGAGCATCGGATGTTTTACCCAACGCATCGGCGGTATCAAAAGAATGTTTCACAATCGCCGCAAGGCCGACCGCCGCCGCGCCAACGGCATACTCACCCATCGTAAAAAAATCGGCACCTAAATTATTCAATTCCTTTCGCATGATTTTGGCATCTTTTTCCATGCGCTTCACCATGTAGGAAAAGCTCTTTTCGGCTTTTTCGGACGCGCCGATCATGTCGGCGACTTCCATCCCAACATTGATAACCAGCTGTCCGATTGTAGCCATTATGATTTCCTTTGCCGCCGCGCTTCCGCTTCGGCCTTACGTTCCATTTCCGATTGACGCGCTTCCTCGTATTCGAGCAGATGGAGAGCTTGCCATTCCGCAAGCTCCCCGCTATCCACCGACTCTAAAAGTTCTGAAACTGTTTTACCAAGCCGCGTGGCTAGGACAAAATAGAATCGTCTTTCAGGTCGGTCTCGGAGTTTTTTGCCAGTTCGTCAATGTCCTCCTTCGTGAAGCCATTGAGCCGCTGGGCAACGGAAAAAATACGATCCAACGCTGCCGCGCTTTTCTTTCCGAGTTCCGCAATGTCCGATGAAGTGAAAAGCATATTTCCCGCTTCATCAACCACTACTGCCGCCACAAGACGGGCACGGATATTGTCAAAAGACATTTCAGCCTTGCCCTTTTTACGGCCCGCCGCGAACGTTTGCTCCTCGAATTTATCCCGCGCCGTGCCGGTCATCATCCGCACCAAAACATCCCCGCCCCATTCCGGGACGGAGACAGTTTCAGTTTTAAGATCGTTGGCCTTGAGTATCTGTTCCCTGTTTAACATTGTTACCCTCCTATTAAAGTTTTACGCTACAGCGCGTGTTAAAGTGCCCGCTGATTTGAAAGAGACGCTCTTGGTGTCCAGCGCGCCAACGCCGCCGCCCTGCGGCAATCCTTCAAGGATGCCCGTACCGGTAAAATTGGGATTGCCCGCGCCGACAACCGTGCTTTTGACGGGGCGGAGAATGAGAGCGGCGGTTACGCCGACCAGCCCGAAAAGAATTTCGTCGATGCCGTTGTCGGTGTAATCATTGTGGAACGTAACGTCCATGTTCCAGACTTTCATCCCGCCCGCATTGGAGCGCGCGGTATCGCCCATCGCGGTATCATCCAGCATTTCCGCCGAATAATTGAGAGTCACGCTCTGCACGTTCGCAGAATAGTCCGTTCCCCCGATGCTCAAAAAACAATCCGTAAAAACCAAAAGACTCATGATAATTCCTTTCCGTTAAAGACCAATTGCGATTGCGACGATAAATTCAAACGACGGGGAACCTCCCCCTATCGTGTATGACACTCTCCACCAGTCATCCGTAATCGCCCCGGCAAGCGTGGAATATTGCGAACCGATGGCCGTTTTCTGGGAAAACGTAATGCGGTCAATGGGCGATGTGAAACCGACAAGGTTATCGCTTTGTACCACCACGTCGAGCGTGGGCGTGGTGCCGGATGCTGATATGACGTGCAGGGAAGCGTGAAGTTTTTGAGCCGCCGTTACCGCGCCCAATTGTCTGATAACCCCGGTCGAGCTTGCCGTACGCGCGGCATTGTGCATGATATTTCCACGCACGAGGATATTACCTTTTCCGCCGATGGAAAAAGGCATCCTTCCACCAACCGGGCCGCCGACTTTATAATCGGCGGAAATAGTATTGAGCATGTAGGCCAACTCGCCATCGGCACCAGTCACCATCCCCGCGGTGAATGGGACATCCGCCAATCCGATATTGTCAAACAGCGCACCATCGGAAGTTGAATCCCAGAAACCTTCAACGCCGAAACCCGCCGTTTTCAACCCACCGGCATTGATCCGCGTCGTTTTATCAAACGTGGTCGAATCCAGCATTTCCGCGCCATAATCGAGAGATACCACATTGGATTGACCGGACACGTCATATTTTCCCAAAAACAATCTACAGCCCTGAAATATCGCCATGATTAAGCCTCCGTGAATGTAATCAAAAAATCGTTCATAACGCCGTGCAAAAACGCGGCATCATCATAAAAATCCATGTCATTCTGTAATTCCGAATAATGCACCACAACGCCGGATACCGTGCCGTGCCACCACTGCAACGCGGCCCGCACCTGCTCGGACACGGCCTTCGCGGAGGCGTAGGTAGTGCCGTATGAATTAACCTGTATGCGTTTCGTGGTCATTACCGTTACCGGTGTCATCGCCTTTTCGCGTTGCGCGGAAACGACGTTGTAAACACAAGCTGGCATTGTGGTATTTTGCGGCATGATGTTGGGATAAATACGCAACGATACCAGCGCGGCAAGCCCGGCGAACGTGGATAATCTGGTGTAGACTGCTGTTTCAATCATTTCCGCCGCCCACTTGCCATAAATTTTTCAATGAATTTCCAGAGAGCCTTACCGGTTAATTGCACGGCCTCACCAGCTTTCGTATCAAACGCCGGACGCAACCACGGGCGCGCGCCCTTTTGCACCGTGCCAAATTCCACAAAATGTGCATACCATGCGCCCTTTTTATCGCCGCGTTTCGCGCCGCGCATAACGCCAATGTCCACGGAAATTTCGCCTTTAGTTTTCGGCGTGGTCTGCATATCGATGGCGTTGAATGTTCGACCCGTGCGAACCGGGGCCATACGTTGCGCCTCTTCCAATATCACTTGTGCGCCCTCTTTCACGGCCTTCAACCCGATTTCACGTTGCACGTTTTCCGGTAATTTCTTGAGGATTTCCTCAATTGCTTTTCCGCCGGTGAAGGTGAAAGATATTCCCATTTCAGCCATCGTCAGGCTCCGCGTGATATTTGAATTTTGATTTCTTCTTGGGAATTGTGGTTTCTTGTTCCCGGCTTAATGCTTCGTCAATGGGTTTAACGGCATCGTAAAAATTCACGGCTTCCGCCTTGTGCGCGGCAATCAAATCATGCGCCACGTCATCCGGGAAATCCACAATGCACCCGGCCCCGCAATTCCCACGCGGGCCGGTGGCATCTTTCAACAATTTGATCTTCATAAAACCACCTCTTCACACATAAGCCGATGTTCTTTGTTTAGCTCATTCACATTGATGGCATCGATGATGTTATAAATGCGCGTTCCCCAAAGAATCCGCATTTTGGTTATCAGACCGGAAACGTAACGCAAGCGCATTTCAACACTCACCTTGCTATTCATGGTTTTTGCGGCGATATATTCCGCGCCTTTTATCGGCCCGATATGCGCCCGGCGCGTGGCGTATGTTCCCCAACTCTCGGATATGCCGCCGAAACCGTCGCGGGTTTCCGTCACCTGCTGGATAATCACAACGTGGCGTAACATCCCGGCTTTCATATGCGCCTCACGATATGATGGTCAAGAAGCGCGGTGGCACCATTGCTCATTTTCGTTTGGATTGTACCGACAATTAAATCTTCCCGTTGCTCGTAATATTGGCCGACCATCAAAAGAATTGCGTGTTTGATAGCCGCCGGAACAGCCGTTCCAGCATCGCCATAGCCCGCGATAAATGTGACCTTGACAGCGTTGGGAACCCAGCGCGTTGACGGCCACGCTTGCCCGTATGCCGGGACAATGCGCCCCTCTTCGCCCTTTGCGTCCACGGTGTAGAGCGAGGATGATAATGTTTGCGAAACCCCGTCCGTATCCGTATAAATGACGGATGTTACCGATTGCAGGGGTGCTTTCGGCAAAATGATTTCGTCAAATTCACGGCCACTATTGGCGAAGGTCGTCAAATAATATTCCCATGTTTGGGAAATGAACGCCCGATTGGTATAGTTTTCCGCCGCTTCCCGCGCCGCCGTAATCAACGTACCGATGTAGGTATCATCGGTGGAAATATCAATGCGTGATTGCGTTTTCGCCTCGGATACGGATACAGGCTCCGCCGTGGGTGCTGTTTTTAAAATGAGGGAAGACATTATTCTATCCATCCCCCATAAGAAATGGTCGCCGCGCCGCCTACTTGCGTGGAATAGGCAGTCCCCTTTAAAAATGCTAGTGCGGGAATATATCGCGGCGGATTTATGGATAGCGCATTCATGGAATCCTGCACGTCATAAATTTCATTGAAAATAAAAACACCCGGCGTTAAATCGCCGATATAATCGCATGTCGCGCGAAGCGCAATGATTAAGGGTTTGCTGGATGTCCCGCTCACTGAAATAGAATTGAGATAAAAACTTTTCCCCGCCGGAACCATGCGCCGCGAGCACACGCTCACATTCGTGCCGATTTCAATTTGAGCATAGATCGTGGAAGCCGAACCTGTTTTGTAAAGAGAAATAGTTCCCGCCGCCGCGCCCCCGAACGTGCCAACGGTATTAGCATGGATAAATTGAACGTGGCGGATATTCGTGGCAACCGTGTTGACGGGTGTCACCCCGTTTAAGGTGATGATTTCTTCTTGTTCCGCGCCGTTCGCATCGATGTAATGTATATCCACCGTGCGGATGTTCGCTCCGGCGGAACTATCAGCCGCCGCCGTGGAAACAATCGTCATTTGTTCCCCGACTGATTGATCCGGGAAGGGAATGGTAGTGGCCGTCCCATTCCACAAATCATCACCGGTCGAAACAGTGGATAGTGCAGATCGCCGCCCGAAACCACGAAACAGGGAATGGCCGGGAATTTTCCTTAGGCCAATAGCATCCTTGTAGTCCATCGAATGGATGGCACCGTCGTTGCCGTTCACTTTCGTGATTAGCGATGTGTCCACGTCTGAATAAGCGATGGGGTATCCATCGCCGACGTTAATGGTTTCGCCGTTTTCTTTTATTACCCTGCCTGTGCGGGGCGTAAACTGGGTAATATCGTGGGTGGGCATTCAATCCACCAAGAAATGAAACGCCCCGGTTTTAGTATCACCACCAGCGGCGATAACGATCTTTATCCGGTCGTTCGCAAGCGCGATTTTATCCAGCACCGCCGAACCAGCCGCCGCATAGAGCGCGGCTACGCCCGCCGTGCTGTGCGTGGCTTGGCGCGGCGCGCGTGTTGCGCTGACGTTGACATTGTCTTCCGCCCAGAGGGTTTCCCCGGTGGATTCATTTGTGATCGTAAAATCCACGCCATCGGTAAAATCCGTTTTAACGTACCGTATTTGGGATAATTTTCCGGTCAATCCGACCGAGTACGCAGTCGCCGAACCATCGGCGGCTGTCGTTACTGCCACCATATCGCGCACACAGAAGCTCATTTCAACCTCTTTTTAAATCGGGCGGGGGCGGGCTGTTACACCCACTCCCCTACCCTTACCGGAGTTGGAGGGTGTCCTACTCTGGATTATTCATGCTCAATTCGCGATTATCAGTCCTGCCGCTTCGAGCCGAGCCTCAACCTCCGCCAGCCGCGTCTGAAGGTTTTTGACAACGTACAAAAGAGTTATGCACTCCTGTGCATTTACGAATCCGAAGGGCGTAGTCTGCGTTATCGCCTGTATCGCGTAATCTGGCGTACCCTCGGCATCGGCGGGCGTGATCGTGGTCA